CAGGGAACAATTGGTTTAAGTTGCAACGGCAGATTTTTAGCACTGCGGCATAGTTTGTTCTCACAAGGTCAAATAGTATGCAGACCTCTTCACCTACAAACCAAGGTGGACAACACAATCTTTATACAAAAAACTTAAACAAACATGGGACATTAACAACATCAAAGACATCCATAGAAGTATGCATGGTGTCAATGAACTGCTTTATATCAGCATAAGTAAATCCATGTTTATAATATAAAGACTCCTCATATAAACTATTAGTAAGAGGTCCGATGTCGTTGCGTCTATTTTTATAAACATCATTATATCCAACATCAATACCACTACCAGTAACTACTCCGTACTTTGCAGCAATTTTCCGAGTTGCTTGTATCATTGAACTCCACATATCTGTGAAACCCATCAAAGTATCTAGACAATTGGCTTTGTCTAGAGCTCGAGCAACAAGATTTTTACAAATATCGTCAAGTTTATCACTCTTATAAATATTTACATCATATTTGGTCGTCAACCAAAATTTTTCTAGTATATTTTTAGGTTTATTTACAAGGGTTGCTCGATCAAATTCATCCCAAAACAAATCACAACTCAAAAAGTCATGTTCTTCTAGGGGACCAAACTTGATAAACTTGGCTATCTGTCCAATGCCATAGAGTATCTCTTCATTTTTAGTTGCCCACAATTTTCTAAAAGCATCAGCAAGCGCCTGGCGCTGCAATTGGTCAACTGAACCTAGGACATCGTCACCTTTAAATAATCCGTCCCAGTCGTTCCAATTAATATCGGCTACCTCACAGGTAAACCAAACATATGCTCTCATTAGTTCAGTATTACCCCAGGTAGTCCAACCGTCACCTGAAGCTCTTGCATCTGCCTGATAAGAGACTTCTCCGCGATCAACATTAACCTTCAAAATTATAGAAGCTAAAAAGACGTACAAAGCCATTTTTGTGGTTAATGGTAATTTAACCATAAAATTCTTATGATTAAATATAGCCACCAACATTCTATAAAGCAACATATTGCACAAATGGGTTTGTCCATTATCGAAAGCGCTTCCGTCCAAAGAAAAGTAGGTTCTTCGAACTTTACGCATATCGGTAACCTTATCACCTATCTGCACATAAGTTGCTGAACCACAAAAACCACGTTGACACTCAGAAGCTATTTTCTCTATATAATTTATTATTGGGTTCAGGAGTATCTTCTTATTCATAGGTGGGCCACATATCTGGCGCTCTTTCACAGCATTGGCGGGAGTATGCATTAGTTCATATGGAACATCGGTCACCTGCAATTCTATCTTAGGAAAGGCATCATAGGTGTACTTCTGAGGTTCGTCCCAACCAGGTTGTAACATCGTTTCTCTGATTGCTTGTTGATATTTTAAAGGATATTTAACAATCCAATCTTCAATATCGACAATATGGACACGATCATCAAAACCTCTTAATATTTCAGGAATTACTTTATCGTCCCAAAATTTCTCAAACTTAGCCCACCAATATGGTGATGCTTTAAGCTTGAAAGAAGTATGGCGAACTGCGGAAGCAGCCTTGGTTCGCTTACAACTATGGCAAACACAGGCAGTAGTAAATAGGCAATGATCAAATAGAGGAAAACATTGTAATGCACCAGGCTTATCACTTGCATCACAAGGAAGAGTTTTAAAATTAAGATTCCAATCATCACTATTACGAACTTTCCATTTGGCGTCAAAAACTCCTCTGTTTTTCTCTATATCGAGGCGAGTTACATCCCGAACACAAACTGATTCTAATACAAACGGCCGTGATTTCACATTCAGTTTGCGTTTAATGCCTATCATAGTTATTCCAGCAGCAATTGCGGGTCCAACAAAATCATCTATTGCATGATTTAATGCTGCCCACTCACCATTATCACACCTAGCAAATAAACATCTTATCCAATTGCCTAGAATTCGGTAACCAAAGAACAAAAGCGCAAAAATCATTAACAACGCTACCCAATTTAAGCATTTATGAACACATAGCCATCTAATAGTGTTCATATAGGTTAGTTTTATTCCATCCATAGTATCTGCAGCCAATTGTTTAGCATGACTATAAAGATGATTCTGGCCTATATCAATTGACCAAACTGCACTAATAACATCACCAATTTGATATGCTTCACATAATTGGTGATAACGAATGATCTGCTCATACTTATCTTGAGTGTAAAATTCAGAAGTAGGATCATTCATAAGCAGTTCTACCTCATTAGTAACTTTCTTAAAACCCATGACTACATTTTGAGTCTTATTCATCAGCATAGTTCTACCAAGCACATATGTTAAATGGGATGCTGTAGCCGTCAAGGGTTTTAATTGGTATTTACAACCAAAAATATTTTCTCTCCATCTCAATAAGGTAACAGTTTTCTCTTTTGGATCATAAACTAACTTCTCGTTTCGGCTCTTAAAGTTTTCTATCACCATATCAAATAATCTAGCTGCTGAATCCTTTACAACATTAACAATAGGTTCAACATTCATTTCTATTCTCAAATCTCCAGGAGTTCTAGCATCTAATAGATTAATTTGGATATCAGGTTTAACAGGTAAGCGGAAGAAATTTGATCTAGCTGGGGTTCCATCGATTGGAGAAACGTTCTTCACATAAGAAATTGGATCGCGAATCTTAGTCATGCGACACAATCGAACTGGCACATCTCCATTCATGACAGAACTATGAGTATCAAACATAAGGAAATAGTTTGGATATCGACTTTTTACTACCCAACTATCCTTTCCATCGGTTTGAATTATATCATGGTGATACTCAATTGGATTACCTTTAACTTGTACAGTAATCTTACCATCTTTAGTATCAAATTTCCAAACGCCTTCATCATCAACGTATCTACCACTGTTAACACCATTAGCAACATTATAATCATAATCGTTGAAGGCAAATAGAACCTGAGCATTATCTTCTATCAAGCGAAATTCGTGTTCCTCTAATACACCATCATAATAAACTGCATCAGAACTAATCGAATAATCAAGATTTCTATTACACTCCCGGCATCGCATCATCTGATATTGATGTCTTCCATTCCAAACCAAATTAGTATCCGGATCAACACCAGTATGTAATATGCGTGCAGTGCCTAAACATTCACACCAATTCAAAGCTTCTTGTCGGTCATAAGTTATCATATCAGTATCATTCTGAATCGACGATTTCCAATTCTGATGACGAACCTGATCATAAGCGGAGGCTATTGGACAAACTGCATGTTCAGTATCAGACCACCACTTCTTAATCCAATGACCGGAGGCATGACAATTGCTCAAATCTTCCTTCAATCCACTCTTATGAGCATATGACCTTTTGTAACCTTTATCAGCTATATCCTGTCTAAGGTAATCACGTGTCACAAAGGTATAATCTCGTTCATTACGCATATGACGAGCAAGATTATGACCCACATTTTCTCCAACAGTTAAACCTTTAACCATTGAATGCATAGCCTTCTCAAAGTGTGAGCGCAAATATGCTCCAAGTGGATGGGAGTGAGCAATACGGTCATTAAGATACATATCTAATCCTGCAAAGTTTTTCTTAATGATCGCTTTCGCTTCAGGACCGAGTCGTTGGTTGATAACGATTTTCCTAGGATGACCATTTTCAAAGTCTGGTTGTGACGGGCATTTGGGATCTTCAGGATGCTCTTGATTGTTCGGTACGTTTCTTGCTTGATCACGAGGTCGATCAGCTCTTCTTGGGCCGCGTTGTCTATCATTGTTCCTTGCATTTTGTTGGTTCATTGTGTTGTTTTGTTTTGTTGTAG